TGAAATAGTTGTACCACATGTTGCGCACCAGGTCATTGTGATCGTCGTTGAACACGATCTGTGCAGGGCTGTAGTTGATCTTGGTCTGCACCAGGCGTTTGCGATTGTACTGATTCATGGTGGCCACGTCTATGGTGTAGCCGGGCAACTGTGCTGTTTTCACAGTGAGACCAATGGTGGAGCCTTTGCCACCCGAAGTCAAGTTGGCTACTGCGGGTATGTTGGTGTTTAGGTTGAAGTAAACATGGAATAGAAACTTGGTGCGTGGCGCCAGGTCATAGCCGCCAGCCCTAAAGGTCTTGCTGGCGTGAGTGTAGTCGCGAACGCCTTCGCCAGGCGGAAACGGCTGTAGATTTTCTTGGCCGAAAGCCATGGCCGGTTAGCCCGTGGCTACGTCGTTGACTGTGAGCGGTATGCTTGCACCAACACCCACATCCTCACCAGTGAGGGTCTGCAAGGCATTGTCGTAGCGTATGGTCATGGTCACTGTCATGGGTTCTGTGCCCGAACCGTAGTTGGCATCGTTGTAGTTGACACCTTGTAAATAGCAACCCAGGATGGTCCAGGTTTCCATCGTCACAGGTGTGTTGGCACCGTTGCCACCGTCTAGCACTTCAAACACCGTGGTAAACTTGTAGTCAATGCCTGAAGCAGCCGAACTTTGTTCCAGGAAGTCCAGTTGTTTCTGCAGTTGTTCGCCTACCAATCTTGCCACGTTGCCGCCGGCATCATCACGTACCTGGCAGGTGATGTCCGACCAAGTGTGTTTGCCAGCCAGTCTTATGGTGCTGTTGTAGATAGGCAGATCGATGTTGTCAAATGTGACCTGCGGACGACTAAAATCCATGACCTGTTTGGTCAGTTCTGTTGTGGGCTGGCTCACACCAAGATTCAAAAATGTCACTCTAAAGCGGAACTTGAGCTTGGGCATCAGCAGACCTTGGGCAGAGTTGCTCTGATCGCTGGCCAGCGGAACTGTGAGTTTGGTTAGTGATGCTGTTGACATTTATGGTTCTCCTGATATACAGTTATTTATGGTCACTTTAGGCCGAGGCCTGTGCCGCTATGGTTCCTGTGTTCTGTATGCGCATAGGTATGTAGATAAACTCCACTGCCTTGACTGGCTCAATGGCTATGTCCACATACAGTTCATTGGCATCTATGGTGGCTGGTGTGTTGTTGGTCAAATCACATATAACCAGATAATCATACAGACCGCGCTTGTTGACCAAGTCCACCATGAGTGCTGTGATCTGGTTGGTTATAGAGCTACGGGTTATGGTGTCATTGGGTTCAAACAAGTACTGATCTCCAATGATCTCCAGGCGTCCACGTATGAATGCCACCAAGCGTGCCACGTTGATACGATCCAGTGCAGTGGCAGTGCCCTGCAGGGTATGGTTGCCAAAGTTGGTTATGCCTGTGCCGGGTATGAATGTGATAGGGTTGACATTGTTAGAATACAACACATCACGCAGACCTTGATTCACGCCCAAAGGCTCAAACTCGCCCGTGGTAGCAGTCAAGTAGCCAATCTGTAGAGCATTGTCTACCACTCCGCGACGCAGACCAGCCGGTGCGAACCAAGGAAATGCCACGGCATCGCTGCGTATGATAGTGCGCAACATCATGTGACTTGGTGCAGTTACTACCACATTGCCTGTAAGGTCTGTGGTGGTACAGCTGGGATAGAATGCAGCGCCATAAGGATCGCCTGCGGTCAATGCTCCATCTCCAGTGCTGAGTCCCAGACCGTTGTTGTTGGTTGCCCAGGTTACGATTTCTTGTGGAGTCAAGCGCAAGGGTGTGTCTACCAAGCTGAAGCCTATGTTGCCACGATCGTTGTTGAGCACTTCCATGTTGGGAGCCAGTTCTGGATAGCTCACACAAGTGATCAAGTTGAACTGTGCTTGATTTTCACGCAGTTGTGTACTGGTATCAATGGCCACTCTTAAAGCCTGTACTATGAGATAGCGTTGTGCATGGCGACCCATGTTAGGGCTACCATCGTTGCGATTGGCTGAAGCTGTGACCCAAGCATCGGTCTGGCTAGGCAGGACCAATGGTGATGGATAATCCTGCGAATTAAAATAGTTGACCTGGAACGATTTAACGTTGAATCCACTTCTGCGTGTGTTGAACAGCAGGATGCCTTCTGGATACAGTTCTGGATCAGGACAATCAAGATCCACATAGTTGCTGGTTATCAAAGGTGTTGAGCCTGTGGCAATGGGTGGAATAGGATCTGTGATGGGATTTGTGGTGCCGTTGGGAGCCCAGCGTGCATCGGCAAACAACACACCATTGATGGTGGTCTGGTCGGTGTTGTCTATGCGCACCCACTGATCTTCTCCGTCCACTGTTTCCCAGCGATTGATCAAGGGATAGTTTTCTAGATCTGATGTGTCAATCCAGATGTCACCGTAGGCCAAGGGGCTTTCTGCTTCATCGGTCTGTGTGGTAGGTGCAGTGGTGCTGAATATGGGACCTGCGGCATTGGTCAGCGTGAGATTCATGCCGCGCACATCGTTGGTCACGGTCTGATATCCACTCCAAGCGCCGTTGTTTTGTATCATGATGTCAACATCCGTGGCATCACTGTAGTACCAATATGTGCCATCTGCTGGATCTATATTGGGTGCGCTGGCACTGGCTGTGTAGGTAAATGTTGGAGTGCCTACCCAGTTGCTGAGTGTTAGACCTGAACCTGTGATGTCGGTTTGACGTATGCCTGTGGTGGCTGTGGTAAATCCTGCGTCGGCCAAGGGCGTGTTGGCGCCTTCTACCAGGAATATGTCACCGCCGGTGGCATGTGTGAACACTATGGCTCCAGCTTCGTTGACAGTGGCACTGACATTGGGCACATTGGCAGCACTCACAGCGGCCTCAAAATCCGCGGCGGTTTGGCCCAGTATGGTCACAGTGACAGCGGCAGCCACTGAGGCTGTTTCGGGCTGTGTGGCTGCCAGGGTAAATGTAGAGTTTGTCACAAACACCGGGGTAGTGTCTGTGCCCGTGATCACGGTGGCACCTGTGGCCACACGTTCAAGTATGAGTATGGCACCGGTGAGGTTGTTGTAGGGATCAATCTGTGCATAGGTGGTGCCAGCTGGTATGACCTGGCCGCCGTTGACCGGATCCAGGGCATACAGGGCCGCGGCATCATCAGCATATACTGGGCAACTCTGCAACACAAAAGTGCCCAATGTAGCGTCAAAGCGTTTGATCTGTATCAGCATGCCTTGATTGACAGCATTGGTTTGCTGGAACACGCTGCCGGTGGGTTCTGGTTGCGTGTCGGTACTGCGCCATCTTGGAGCTGAAAAGTTGGGTCCTGCGAAATAAGCAGGAGCAGCATATTGATCGCTGGTGATGCCCAGGGTGGCCAGCGGAGTTCCAGAAATGTTGTTGATGGCTATGACACCTTGACCTTCGGTACTGCCGTCGTTGGTGGCAGTGCTGTCAGCGTACAGTGTGAGTTTTCCGCCAATGTTGGCTGCGTACACACCCAAGGCATTCAGCGCGGCATTGATGCTGGTCGCCAACTGTGTGACTGTGTTGTTGGGACTGGCGGCCACAGTGATTACCACATCGTTGATGCTGAAACTGTTACCTTGTGTGAGACTGCTGGGAGCCAGAGTACCTTGTATGGTAGGCCAGGCTGTTTTCCACTCGTCGGAGCCCAGCAAGACCCAGGTGTTGAACAGATCGCCGGCGCTGGCGCCGTCTTGGATCCAGCCAGGTGCTTGGGCTGTGGTAGGGCCATTGCGCTTGTAGTATATAGGATTGTACACACTGGTGGCTGTGACAGCATAGTCACCGATGGAGCCAAAACTGGCCAAGGGCACTGTGCTGCTGGTTTCCAGGAACACTGTGTCAGTGATCACAGCAGGAGTTTTGTTGGTAAATGCCGAAGTGGTCTGATTCCATTCCTTGATGCCAAAGGTGCTGTTGGTGGTGTCAAACCAGTAGCTGTTGGCCGCTGGATTTCCCACTGGACGATTCAGCGTGGCTGTGAGTGCTGCCAGATCTATGTCGGCACGTTGCACATAAGCCAAGTTGGTCACACCCAGGGCACTGTAGCCAGCCAGGAGACCATATTCGTTGAGTTCGTAGCCATTGATGGGTGTGCCCGAAGTAGTATTGTAGAAAAAAGGCACGCCAAACGTGCTTAGGATGTCGCGCTGGCTGGTCATCAAGAACACCTTGTTGGCGTTGGCAGCCAGGGTGCCGGGTGCTATGCCTGTGCCAGCACCGGAGATCTTGTTTTCCGCGGTAGCGATCAATAGATAAGGCGTGGAGCCTGCAGCAGCGGGAGTGTAGTTGCTTTGGTCAATAACACTGACTTGTACACCTGGGGATAATAAGGCCATAACCGATTCCTTTTTTAATATAAGATATTTATGGTCTTGGCACAAAAAAGTGCCGGCAATATCCCTTTGCAAAGGTTTTTGATCGTAAATACAGCATGAGACCCAAGTGCCCGGCCTGCAATCAACGCTTGTGCGCTGTGAACTATCGACGTCTAGGAGTTGTACACTACAGAACCAGATGTGACTGGTGCATCAAGAAAGCACGTGGTGTGCCTGTGTCTGAACCGCGTTGGAGGTCAGCAGGTTACCGGAAAAAAACCACCTGTGATCGTTGTGGATTCCGAAGCAAATATGCCGCACAGCTCATGGTGTATCATGTGGACGGCAACCTCAACAACAGCGCCTTGCGCAACCTCAAGACCATATGTCAAAACTGCTCGGTGGAGGTCAAACGCCTGGATCTGACCTGGTCAGCTGGAGATCTTGAACCAGATCATTGATCTGCGCATACAGGTGATCCATGCTTGAGTTGTTGTCTATCACTGCGTCAAAAGCAGTGCCAATCCAGGCAGTTTCGCTGGCATGTATGTTGATTTTGTCCAGTTCAGTCTTGGCCCAACTCCATTCTATATTTTTTTCAGGTCCGCGGTTTATCATTTCTGCGAATCCGTACCATTCTGGATCTGGACCACGATGGACTCTGATCACTAGTCCGCCAGCACGCTTGATAGCGCCTATTTCATTGGGGAATCTGCAGTCCGAAATCACCACGTCGTCGGTGGTTTTTCTCAGGCGATTTTCCAGGCTGGCAATCCAGGTGTCGTCGTGGAAACTCCTGCGCACCACTTCTGTGCCCCAGTATTGTAGCACCCATCTTGGTGTCAAATCAGGCATGTTGAGGCGGTCAGCCCACCAAGCATCCACCTGTTCTCGCCATTCTCTGCTGTGTCTAGTGCGACCTTCCAACAAGTCACGATCCCAACCAAACACCGCGCTGACAGCATCTTTGAGCGTGTTTGCAAAACTTTCTCGGCGGAACTGATGTATGTTAACCAGATAATCTGCCATGGTGTCTTTGCCAGCACCTATTAATCCTACCACTCCAATGATCATCTGATCTCCTTTACTTTCAGGTGTCTGAGTGTGGCCTGCAACATGTCAATCTGTCTGCGGCAGTCTTCCAGGGCATGATGGCTGGTAGGTGGTTTAGGTAGCTCAGGCCATAGGCTGTAGATTGTTCTGGCATCACGCACATTATAAAACTGCCAGGGCAGGCTTTTGCCATAGCTTTTGTAGGCATGTTCAAGTATGTTCATGTCATACGTGGGACCATTGGCCCAGATAAACTTGTGTTGCCAGGCCAGTTTGTAAAGACTATCAAGTGCTTGATCCAAGGGCACACGTCCTTCTTCCATGAATGCTTCGGCTTGTGCTTCGGGTTGAGTGGCCCACCAGTCTATGGTGTCTTGTTGTATGGTGCGATTGGTCTGGCTTTCCAGAGTGATTCTAGCATAATAGCAACGATCATAATGACCTGTACCAAACGGATCAAAGCTCTGTGCGGCTATGGTCAGTATAGTAGCATCCGGTCCGGTGCCAAGACCTTCTATATCAATCATCAGTGAGCTCATGCTAGATTATAGCATGCAGATGATTATAAATCAATCTAAATGGCACTTCTTGTTTGACACTATCCCACCATTCTT